ACTTTTATATAATGTGCTGCGTGCCAATCTAAATGAACAAAAATAGAACCAGTATCTTTAAGTAATTTATGCATCCATTTAATGCGTTCAATAAGATAAGTAATATATTCACTGATATTGCTATATTTATCGTTAAACTCCAGCCCACTACCTTTTACACCATAGTTAGAGTTTGAATAAAATGGAGGATCTATATAAATTAAGTCAATAAATGATCCATGTCTGCTATATAAAGCCTTCATAACCTCTAAATTGTCACCACAAATAAGTTTGTTTAGTTCTGCTTCTATCATGCTAAAAACACCTTTCCCAGAAAACAAAAAAGACCCCTTTAAACGCAACTCCATCAATATAATAATGATAGCTAAGTCTTCGAGTCTTCTATAATAACACTAACTTAATCGAACGATTAGATCAAATAGTAGCTATAAAAATATCTGAAGCGTAGGTTGAAGAATAACCAGCAGAAAATTCTATTTGCTCTGTTACGATCCCATCAGCATCTGCGTGTGGTTTATTAGTCATTAAACAAACAGGTATAAATACCGCAACAACATCTTTAAATTGACCTGCTGTAGCAGTAGGAACACCAGCATATAGTAATAAAGAAAAAGTTGTTCCAGCAGAAAATTTAGTGTAATTAGCAACACTAGCTGTATCAGCATAAGTTGTGAAACTACCTGAAACAGCACGCTCGCTAACTCTAGCTGATATAATACCGTTACTTGCACAAGTACTTGTTACTTTTCCAATCGTGTTTGCAATTGAAGCTGATAATTCGCTAACTGCGATAGATGTACCGTCCATATACACACATGCGCTTAAACACACTGGAGGTGTGGCTGTGTTATAAGACGCTGTTAAACCGCTAGAAGCAACGCTTTCAGTTAAATCAAAGCCGTCAAAACTAACATTAAAACTAGGAATTTGGCCAACTGAAAAATTCTCTAAATTTAAGCCTGTTACCATACAGCCGACTGCTTGTTTTTTAATAGCGTCTTCTAAATATTCAGTAATAGTCACTGATTTGTGACTTGAATTAGCCCCGTAATATTGGCACAACTTATCAACCACGACGCTTGCACTAAATGCAGTACCTCGAACTCTTAAGAGTGTAATTGTAGCACTACCAGCAGTGTCAACAATTGAGGCAATAGGGCTAATCCAATAATCACCACTTTCTTTAATCATTACAACATCACCAACATGAAACTTAGTAATATCAGCATCTTCAATTGCGAGAACTGAAGTAGTATTCCCAGTCGCTTTTGATGTTGTAGTTGTTGCGATAGTGCGTTTGCCAGCTAGCGCTGATTGTAATAGCAAGTCGTATTCTGTAGCAGTTCCAGCGGTGCCGTGAGCTTTGGCCTCCACAACAACAGAACCTGAGCAAGAACGCATTCCGTTCAGAGGAATTGATTTGGAAATAGATGATTTTAGTACGCTTCTGTCAATAGTTTCGCGTGCTAAATTCATTTCTAAACTGTTTATTGCAATAGCTTGTGTTGCAAGCGTAGGGTCAACCGCTACACCTGACGTAGTTTCTTCTGTAACATACACAACCGCCGATTTGCTTGTAATATAAGCCATTTATTTTCTCCTTATTCTCTTAGATTGATACTCGATAAAGAATATCAAACGTTGTTTTTAAATATATAATCTTAGATACTGTATCAATGCCAGGTAAATCAATCCGAAAATCGTTTACTGTAATAACATAGGCTGGTACTCCAAAACGGTTTTTCAAGCCTAATTTTAGCACTTTCTGACTAGCTTCTTGCAGAGTCACAACCGCCCCTCTTTTTAGTATATCGTCATTCATATCTTGTATATAATTAGCTAGTAAGTGCAAAGAAAAAGATTGCAAATAACTAATAAAGTTATTTGTTGTCTTTGTCTCAATTATATTATCTGGAGTTACTACATACTGATATTTATTTTTATTCATATTTATCTTAGCTAAGTCATAATAAAAGTAAGACTTAGTAAACGTAGTTAACTCACTAGCACAAACGCCCTCAATGCCCGATATTATTTCACTTATCATCGCATTAACCTTCCAGTTTTAACTTGCTTAATAGTGCTTTTATTAAGCACATCTGTTGAATTATCAAAGCTTAAATAAAAAGTATTTAAAAACTCACTACTTTTCTTCTCGTAATTCTTCGCTAGTTTCTCATATTTATCATTCTCATTGTCGCTTAATAACAAACATATTTGTGCTACTGTATCATAAGCTGATGCTTTATTCAATTCATAAACATTATCAAAATCGAATATACTAACAAAGCTTTGTTGCGTTAGTTTACCAGCATTTGTGAGCTTTTGTAATATATTCTCTTTACTTAATTCGATAATATTATAAATTTCTGTAGTAGTCCCAAAAAGGTTTATATCTGACAGAGCAGGCATAATGGCGATAACATCAACATAATCACAAAAAAACCTTGACACTGCTTGTAATACAAGTGCACCAGTTGCAACACTTGTGCTTATTTTATACCAAAATAAAGTTTCACTTTGTAGTTCGTATGTATACTGTGGCAATGGATTTGTCCAAAACAAGTTACCACTGCGTGTTAAATTTTGAGTTTCATCAGTTACTACCACATCCGCATTACCTAAAGATGAAACACTAAGCACCGTTGAAATAACGCTCACAGTGCTTAAAACTAAGCTCAAATTTTTCAAAGGCCGTCTATAACCAACATACAAAAACTTAGTGCTAGAAAGCTCAATACTAGCTGTTTGGGAGCCTTTCACCTGACTTAGCACAGTAGAATAATCAACGTAGCTAGTGCCGTTGTAATAGAGTATCCTAAGCGTATCTTGTATGTTAATCATAGTAATTCCTACTTATTATGCCGACTCAATTATAACTCCACGTTTACCAGCGTCCAGCGTTTTTAATCCGTAGACGTGTTGCAACAAAAACTCAATAGCTCCATTTATCAGCTTAGGTGCTTGTTGCCATGTGACCTGTGCTTGTCTTCCAAATGCAACATGATCCTTGTGATATACAAGGACTTTATCAACAGTAACAGAGTTAGTCATAAGCACTCTTAAGCCTAATATTTGACCAACTTCGCCAGTTAATAAAGGGATATTATTACCATATTTTCCTGACTCAATAAAATTAGATAGTCCAGCAATATGCCAATATTGCTTAGGATTCACAGCTAAATATCTGTCTTCTCGTGGTACATTTTGAATATCTAACAACTGAACAGCCGCAATTATATCAGCAATCTGTAGTGTAACTGATGATGTAAATACTATTTTATGATCTGGAGATGAAGCGCTACAAGCTGACAAAGCCGTATAAATACCCGCTTCCATCTTTTCCACAAGCGCGATTGTAGCACGTTCTAAAATCTTCGCTTCTTGATTAACAACTGACTGCATCATTGCAATAGATTCAGCCTCAACATAAACACCTTCTTGGCTATTTAAAGCCAAAGAGTCAGCTGACCACGTTATGACCTGCGATGTATAGTTACTATTTTCCGATTTTGATTCTGCGGTAAATGCTGTACTTCTACCAACAGAAACAGACTTAGCACCAAGTTCCACCTCGGAAGACAAATCCAAAATAGAAGGTAATAAAATGCTTCTATTATTTAATACACTCTGAACATATTGAGAAACAACACTCAATCCAACCGCACTAGTTTCGGTTACTCCTAAAACTGCCATTATCGAACTCCTTTTTTGAATAAGTCAAGTAACTCTTTACTTGATAAACCTTTAATATCTGACTGAGTGATAATAGGACGTGAATTTGTAGCTAGTTTGTTATCTTTTTTGGGCTGATTTGCTTGGAAAAATACAGGATGTTCTTGCTTAAATTTCTCGATAACATAATCAACACTATCATCGCTAACTTCGTTATTCTCGTCAATTTCAAGAGATTCTAAGTCCGCAAATTGCATAAGATATTTATCGTTAATATTGCTTAGTTTGCTTTTAATTGCTTTAGTCTTAAGATACGTCATCATTTTATTTTTTTCTTGTGACAATGTTTCTTTTAATAAAGCGTTCTCTTTTTCATATTTCAAAGCAACATCTTGAAATCTTTTTTGTTCAACTAGCTTGTCGTTTTCTTCTTTATCTCTTGACACTTGCAATTCCATTAGTCTAGAGTCCAACTCGTTTGCTTTTAGTTTTGCTTTTTTAGCCTCATCTAATAATTTACGATGTGTTTCATACGAAACAGACTTTATTTCTTGGTCAACTGTTTCGCTATTAGCTACAACTAAATCGTTTATATTATCACTCATTTCTAACTCCTACTTGTTTGTTTGCAATTCTACTCAATAGATATGCTTTATTGATACAATCAACTATATTTATATTATAAAGTAATACGTATTAACAAGTCAAGTAGTCTACCGATTAGTTGACTAGTGGTTGTAAGCTGTTAGTTGACAACCACCGCAAACGAGGCTGATTTTAGATTGATTATTAAATTAAAAGATGTTAAAAAAAAGATAGCAACAAGGTCATCAGTTTCGCAAGCTTTCCTTGTTGCTAATTCTAAAGTATAGAATTTTTAAACAAGAAGCAAGCGAAAAGAAAGATTTTTTTAATGGACATTTTAGTAACTCCTACTGTACAAGTTGTTAACAACAAGCTAATGGTTAGCTCACTAAATATTGCTGAGGTGTTTGAGAAAAAACACAAGCATGTTTTACGAACTATAGAGGCAGAAAAATCCAATTTCACTGAGCCCAATTTTGGGCTCAGTGAGTACAAAGACCCTACAGGCCGAACTGTGCATTTCTATCTCCTTGACGAACGTTTTGCTACTTTCCTTATTACTGGCTTTAGCGGAAATCGAGCGAAGAAATTTAAGCTAGCTTATATAGACGAATTTATTCGGATGCGAGAACTTCTATATAGTGATGGCAAGTATATAGAACTAGAAGAAAAGCTAAAAGAAACAGAAGGAAAGCTAAAATTTGCCACTCAACAGATACAAACACAAGCAGAACGATTCCAATTAAAAGAATTAGAACGAGCAAAAGAAATGGAAAAGTACAAAAAACACAGTCCATACGTCAAAGGAAATACTAAACAAGTTAGCCTATTCGGAGACTACGACCCCTATCGAAATTGTACCCCGATAGAGGAATACACTTACAAGCGAGACCACAACCTAAGAATAGCTAATGCTTGTTTTAGCGCATATACAAAATATGCCAAAATACTAACAAAACTAATAGGAAAAAAAGAAAAGTTGTTTTTTTAGATTGATTATTAAATTAAAAGATGTTAAAAAAAAAGATAGCAACAAGTTAAACATTTGCGAGCTTTCCTTGTTGCTATATTTCTAACCTACAGAAATATTTAACAGAAAGCAAGCAAAAAGAAAGAATTTTTTTATGGATGTAAGTTTAGATCAAATTCGTTTTGGTAATTGTGACTTTTCTTTTTTTGAGGAAGAAGGGAATTTCTTTTTTAGAGCGAACGATTTAGCAAAATTTTTAGGATACGATCTGACAGCCAATATGTTAAAGCTAGTCAAAAATATGAAACCTAACATTCCTTTAAGGACTGTTAGTTTAATGTCCTCTGGTCAAAGTCGAGAATATACTTTTTTAACGGAGTCACAAGTATACAAAATTCTATTTCGCAGCAACAAACCAGAAGCCCAACCGTTCCAAGATTGGCTATCCGAAGAAGTTATACCCTCTATTAGAAAAAGAGGCGTCTACCAAACTAACAATAGAGTGTTACAATTAGAAGAAGAAAAAACCAAACTCGAAATTGACATCCTCCCACCCCTAAAGGAGTGGGATTCCCTTTGTTAGCGTTAGATGCCCCTAACGGACAATAGTATGTTTCGAGCTGCGTTGACATCTCGATCATGGTTTGCTCCACATTCTAGACATATCCATTGTCTTACTCCCAACGCACTTAGTCCGCTCGGTCCGCTTCTTACGTTGCAGACTGAGCAAGTTACGGTAGAAAACTTTTCAGAAACTATTTTTACAACCATCCCGTGCCTAATGGCTTTATATAACAACATGGTTTTTATTTGAGCGTGGCTTGCGTCATATAATGACTTAGCAAGCTTTGTTTTACATAATCCTTTTGACCCAATATTTCCAACAATAACAAGCTTACTTGTTGTGCATACCTCCGTAGTTGTTTTGTGGTTCCAATCATTACGCTTGTTTTTTATTTTAGCGTGGAGTGTTTTTGTTTGTCTTTTCTTTCTTGCTCGTTGGATTGTAGCTAGTTTTTTTTCGTGTTTGCGAGTTAGGTTGTCTCTTGAGTATTTAACACCGTCGGAGCAAGTGAGTTGATCTTTGCAACCTAAATCAATACCTATCTTTCGCTCACCATGTTGTTTGCCAACTACCACATCGCAAACTACATTTATGTACCAGCGTCCTCTGGAGTCCTCGTTTAAGGACACAGTCATAATCTTCCCAATAATAAATCTACTGTACCATACTCTAAACTTACGTTTCATGAATTGGAAATTACCAGTATATTTATCAAACTTCACACTCTGATTGGTACAAGGGATCCAGCCTAAATTCTTCTTTCCAGTTCGCCATCGAAGTTTGGCTTTCGTGAACTGACCGCATTTTTTAACATACTCTTTAACAACATGTTGTGTTGTTGCAGAGTGAAGCCCTGCTACTTTAATTTCTCTCTGTAAATTTTTATAATTGAGCCATTTATTATTGATTTTGTGGTATTCTAGTTTAGTATGTTGAGCTGTATTCCAAGCGTGATTTACTTTACCAGCGATGGATTTAAGAAACTTAATATCTATGGAGTCTTTAATTCTATATCGGTAAGTTATCATATGCCGTTAGTCCTTCCTTGCATTTTACCGCAAGCTTCGATCGAAGAAGAAACGGCTTTTTTACTATATACTAGCTTTTTTAGGAAGTCAATTCATCCTCCCACTAAAGTGGGAGGTTTTCTTGTGTGTTTTGATAAAAAATGCAGACGAAAAATAGCGACAAGCGAAAAAGTTGGAGGTGGAAACTATAACCCTCTTAAACAGATTTGCTTACTTTATAAGATTGCCCGAAACTATAGCTTTGTATATTGCAAAAATGCCTCCAATTAAGCCCTATGGGAACAGCCCGCTAGCGAAAGCTGCTACTGAAATTAAAAAAATGCTAGGGGATAATCTCTCTAATTAAAGTCTCAAAATCACGCTTAAACGCCATCACTTGAATGTCACTAAAATAGAAGAATGGTCGTTCTGGTCGTTTATCACTACCATCGTTAGCCCACTGTGCTTTTTTAGCGTTAAATCCTGTAAAATAAAGACTAATTCTAACATTATTATTATAAATAGTTGTCTTTTTTTGTATTGAATTTAACATTTCTCCAGTCAGCGTTAAACAACTCTTGCTAATAAGCCTTTTGTCATATAAAATAGATTTCAAATATGTTCTTCTGGCTCTAACATAACTCTTGCTTAATACTGCCAGTTTTTCTGGTGCTAATTCATTTCCTTTTAAGCCCTCGCCTAAGCGAGTACGTAGCTTGATATTAAAAGCAAAGTTGTTAGCATAATCAATAAAGAACTTATTTCTATTTATAACTATTAGTTTTTTTATTTTATTGATTAACTCTTGAATATGCATGTTAATTAAACTTTAATTTAAATAGTTTTCTTAATAATTCTATCTTGTCTTTATCGTTTAATTCTACTTCTATATTATCAAAGCCTAACTCTTTTAATATCAAAAGTAATTGCAAATTGTCTACTTTTATCTTGTCTTCGTCTAGTGCTAGGCCCAATAAAGGTAGCATATTTGTGTCGTTAATTCGTCTTTTTATGTTGTTTATTCGTGCTTCAGTCATCTTTTCTTTAGCTACTTTTAGAGCGTTTTTATTAACATTTGAAATAATTGAATCGATTGAAACACTTGTTGTGATTGGAATATTACTAGTTAGAGTACTAAAATTATTCGGAATAACCGAATTTACTCGCTTATCAGCTTTATTTTCGATATTCCTAATAGTGCTTATATTACTATTTTTTTGTTTTTTAATTACTGTTAAAGGCTCTTTAACGTTAGAATTTGAACCGCTAGTGACGTTATTACTATCGGTCACTGTGTCTTCTTCTTTCACAAAATCAACATTCTTATTTATTTCTTCTTTATTTAATGGAAATTGTCTAAGTATATCTTGCAATTCTCTGTCGGAAATACCTAAAAAATCTCGCTTAGGTACGGTATCACCAACGATGTGATTAAACGCTTTTAGTACGTTTCTGTTTACTATTCCTATCTTAACAAAACCAGGAGTGGAAACGTCAATAACTTGCAAAGAGTTAAGCATATTACTAGTTAGAGTTAAATCAATATGGTCTGTCTTACCCGCAAACTTAAAAGCTAAAGAATTGATATA